AAATAGTAGTAAATTATTAATAAATTAAAATACTATATTATTTATTAATATTATTATTTAGTAGTAATATATAAACACTATTTAGAGGTGGGTTCTGTTGTAGCCCACCTACGGTTATAGGTGGTCAGACTACTACACGACTATTTGTCGGCCTGATTAACTAACAGTAACGGTTAATTAATTTGGAGATTACCCTTTAGGTCGTTACACCCGTGATGCCTACTTTCTCCCTTGTCCTGTAGTGGTTACTTTGCATGCCCCCCGAGTAGTAACCTTTAACAAATGTAGGGCTCGGTGGTCTCGTGTCTCCCTACACGATTAATAAATATCCAATAGTTATAAAAAAACTAAAGCCTGACTAAATAATTTCTCAGTTTTTATTGTAAAGGTATTCTACCAACTTAGCCGTTGCCCTAACACAATCTTTACACCCTGTATTTGTTTTGTGCCTACCGGGGTAATACTCTTGTAATACCTCGTCAACAAAGGCCCATTTCTCATTATTCATCTTGGATGCAATACTAACATACTCGTATGCGGTCTTTAACTCGTCCGTAACGGTCGTTTTACTAAGGTGCTTTATGTTGTTACCTTTTTTCTTTTTACACGTGTTACAACTCATTTATTACGTTTTTTAATTTCTTTATCCCATCTCACGTTTAATACATGCATGGTCTCTTTTATATATTTACCAACACTATTAAGTGGTATAGTAGTATCTTGGCTAACTTTGGTATAGGTGCCTAAGTCAATCCACATCTTAAATAGGTCACGGTTAAACCAGTCCAACGTATTTAGTTGGTCTATTACCCACTCCATACTTGGCCCATTCTCCTCATATCTCTCGTCTAATAAACTTTTACCGTGTGAATGGTCGTAGGGTATATGTCGTTGTAAATCTTGTTGCCTACGGTATTGGAATGGACTGGTATTACTATGCCAATTATTCTTTACAACCCGTATAAAATAAAACATCTTTTGGTTGTCAGGTAACGCATTAATTTTATCAGGTTTCTCTAACAGTTGTAGTATTACCTCTTGGTATAACTCGTCACTTAATGCATGGTTACTGGTAATACGTCCTATTACGTGTTGTAACTCGTTGTGGTTCTCCCCTATCCATTTGTTTAACTCCATATACTATAAATATGTTAATAAATAAAAAAGGGGGGTAAATAATACCCCCCTCACAACAAACGACTTTCCTAACTTAAAGAAGGGTGTTAGGTAACCCTATTTGTATGTATATTAATAATTATTAACAATATGTCCGTCCATCTTTTGGATTAACTCTTTGTAGTCACCACTCCAACCGTCAACAATAAACTTATGTAGTATATGTGCTGTCAGGGTTAAATCTTCTAACGTAGGTGTTTTACCTAACATTTGGTAATACTCAATTGCCCTTTCCATTTGGCTTTGTCGGGCTATACGTGCCGCCAATACATTATCTTCTTTCATATTAAATAGGTGTTTGCCCGTATTCGTTTACATATACGGTGTTGTGTAGTTTATTGTTTGCCTCTTGCACTTTGGTTTCTGGTTTTAATTCAGGGTGGTCCTTCTTTACGTTACGTGCTGTTGCCGATAACCCTGCAGGACAGGGTAATACACCACTCTCGTATTTGTTTAAGAAGTCTTGTAGGGTGGTAATACCCTCTACCTCAATAATGTCTTTCCATACTTTTAACGCCAATTTAACGCTTGACCCGTTACGTAACTCAGGGTAATCCTCTAAGTAGTGTTTTACTAAATCTTTCTGTGTTGCCATACTTTTTACTTTTTAATTAATTTTAAGGTTTATTATTTATTTAGTCAACTTTGCCTGTTGTTTTATTTCACTTTGTATCCAATAATAGTTGGACTTAAAAAACGTCAATATACTATAACGTTTCATTTCTATTTTATTACCGTCGTCAAAGTATAGGGTAATAGTTGCGGTTTTACCGGTTTTACTAAAGTTACCAAAGGTTACACGGTTAGGTTGGTAACCTTTGTTTCTATACCATACTGCATTGTTACTAACGGGGGTGTATTCACTCTCAATAATATACTCGTAGTAGTCACTGGTAATATCGTCAACTAAGGTGTTTATGGTTTGCTCTAATTCTTTAACACGTTGTTTACCTACGTTGGTATTACTCTCATTATTAAACACCTCTAAGGTAACCTTTTTTTCTATTTCCAACCATTCCTTCATCTTGTCGTAAGATAACTTAGGTGGATAGTTACAGTTTGCGTAAAAGTTATATTCACTTATGTGCCAATGCGTAAAGGTGCACTGACCTTTACATAAACTAACACTATTGTTAGTATTTCTTACCGTAAAACCAGTTCCCTTTAACTGGTCGTTTAATCGGTTAATTTTAGCATTTAGGTTGGAGGTTTTTTCCTTTTCACTATACCATTCCCAACCCTGTTTCTCAGTATACGCCTGTTTGATTTGTAGTAGTGTATCCTTCATTTTATTTGGTTATCTGTAAGTTTAAGTCTCTAAGTTTTTCCTGTAGTTGTGTTAGGGTCTTAAAACCCTCAGTTTGGTAATAGTTACCGTCAGTCATTTGTAATACTGTTAGTTGTTGGTTAACCATATTTGTTAGTATGGTTACCTCTTTGTTTGTTAGTGTTGTTTCTACTTTTTTCATTTGTCGTTTGTTTTAATTGTTATATATATAGTATAGTAAACGTTGTGCGCATAGTCAATGCGCAGAGTAAACTTTTTTTACAAATAAGTTAAAATACCTAAAATATTATTAATTCTTCCAACACCTCTATTTGTGCTAAGGTAACCTGCATGTCACGGTGTTTGTTGTAACGTTTAAGGGCAATACGTTCCCACTGACGGGTTTTCTCGTCGTTGTTAATTAACCAGTCCTCGTAAAGGTCAAAGTGTTGTTGTTGGTCTTTATATTGTGTATGTAACGTATCCAAACGTTGGTATAGCCTGTATTCTATATCTTCGTTATCCATAAAGCCTCTTCAATATTGTCAAATACGTTTATTGTTACCTCTTCCATTCTTGTATTTTATTTGACCGACCGTCGTAACCTAAGTATGTTTTAACACCCTCAGTATCAAAGTGGTCTGTATATATATCTATTATCTCCTCAGGGGTATAACCTAACCGTAAAGCCCTTTGCATGTCGTCGTGGTATAACGGACTGTATATTAACTGACTTAGTAGTGGGTGGTTACCAAATACTAAATCAGGGTTTGTTGTTTTAGTTACCATATTAATTGTTTTTAAGGTATGTCTCAATCTCCTTTACAGTTTGTTTGTAAAGGTTAACACGGTGGTTGTCACCTAACTCGGTAAATAAAGTTACTTGGTCTTTGTAAAAGTTTAAGGTGTTTACTAAGTTGTTTTTCATTTGTCTTTTGTGTTAAGTTCTTCCTTTAGCCTTTTATCAAAAAAGGCAAACACATCTTCTTGACTCCCAAAAAGAACAAGCCACAAAGGTATTTTTTTAGGGTTAGTCGCTTTTTTGTAGGCTTTCGCCCATTCTTTAATCTTCATTTCTCTTTGGTGTTAAAGGTTAATGTTCCAATACCAAAATAGCCACCCAAAGGAGATTACTTTTCTTGGAAGGTTAATGTATGAGATGTATGGTAGAAATTCAAAGCCATCTACTCTGTGGAAAGTTAATTTTTTCATTTGTCGTTTGTTTTAATCGTTATATATATAGTATAAAAAAAACCCTGCGCACAGTCAATACGCAGGGTTAAATAATTTTAAGTTTGTGGTAAAATAGTATTATTTACCTAAAGTTGGAGATATGGTTAATCAAAGCATCTTTCATCTGTTGTTTGATTGTGTCCTCCTTAATGGTATATTGCCTAAAGTTGTTACCCGTTTTAGGTTGTATACCTGTTACGTCAGCCCAACGTATACCGTGACGTATATGGTTAATACTCTCACGGCTAACGCCAAATACACCAGCAATATCACTGTCTTTTATATCCTCAAATTGGAATAGTTGTTGAATTACTTTTACTCTTTCTACGGTTAGTTTGTGTGCCCCGTTTTTACTTGTTTCTTGCATATTACTTTTTTTTTATATAAATAAATATGCGTATATTTGTTTTTTAAGTAAAGTGTAAAAAAAAAAGGAGAGGGGATAAAAAGTAACTGGTGTTAAGGGAGCAACACCCGAATAAATAAATTCTTAAAAGAAAAAAACCCCCCTCCTTTATATAAATATAAATCTATACTATATTTATACCAAAGAAAAGTATATTATGCAAAAAAAGTGTAGAGGGTGTAAAATAATAAAACCACTTAGTGAGTTTCACAACCGCACCGCAGCGCGTGACGGTAAAGATACGCAATGTAAAGAATGTAGGAGTAGGCGTAGCAAAGACAAAGGGACTACACTTAGAGAGGTTAAAAGTAATAGTGTAAACTATAGTAGGATAGGTAAACATACTGAGGAGATATTAACTAACTTAGGTTACGAGTTGTATAACGACGACAACCCCGTTTATAAACAGTTTTATAAACGTATGCAAGAAAAAGGGGTGGATATAACAGGTTGGTAATAAAACCCCGTTAAAACCTATTTATTACGGTCTCTATACTTTTGGTAACAAATGGCAAACGACTGAGCCGCTGTAGGGTATTCGTCCTTAATTGCTTTGTAACAACGGGTAATATACTGTTGTTGTGTTTCGGTATTGTTAGGCTTCGGTATCGGCATTATCGTCGTTTTTTAGTTTCTGGTATAACCTAACTATACTAAGTAATATAGTCAATATAAGTAATATTACACGCAGGGTGCTCTCAATATCCATGAAGGATATGGTTAATACACCGGTATTAACCAACAATAGTTTTTCTTGTAATAAATGCTTAATCACAACAGTAGTAGTCACTGGACGGGTCTAAATACCCTTTAATACCTTTAGGTGGCAATTTACGTGGCATACTGTTAGTAATATGTATACCACTAAAGTAGTTTTCTTTTGACGGTGCCATACCGTCAGTTGACGAGTAACTAAAGTATAGTGAGAAGTCGTTAGGGTGGTTTTTAATATAGTCCATTAAACGTTGTGCGTAAAAACTAAAACGGTCTTCAGTAATGCTACGTAGGTATCTCATATCACCAGCACTAACAGAGTTACCACCCTCAGTATTACCAACAACAATACCCTTATTCATTACCCTACTCCATATCTCAGGTATACACTCGTAGTAACTACGTTGGATTAAATACGGTTGTATGTAGTCCTGTAGTAACGTAGTTTCGGCTGTAGTTAATGTGCCACCCTGTGCTGCGGTTTTAATATGGTTTAAGTATTTTGTGCCTAAAATACTCTGTAACCCTAAATCGGTGGCAACCTGAATGTTGGATAACAGTAGGCTTTCACTAACGTTTTCATTTACGTTTACAAACGCTTTAATTTTCTCTGCGGATACTAAAAGGACTGAGGCCATTATTCTTCTGTTATAGTTACGTTTTTATCGTCAAATAAGGTATTTTGCACGTTGGTAATATCATACTGTTTTTTATCTTTGTAAAACAATACCTTAGTAAACTCCTTATTTATTTTCTGTTGTAACGGCTCAATAAGGGTTGCCAAGAAATGCTCGTAAGCGTCCTTTAACTCGTCTTTTGACCCTAACCCCTGCACCGTTTTAATACCTAAAAGTGACGGGTTGGATATACGGACAGCGGTGAGAATAGTTTGGTTAACCATCTCGTTTAACTGTATAAACATATCGGCTGTTGCCCCGTTGGCAAAAGGTGTAATCTCGGGTGCGTGCTCTTTGTCCTCACTAAAGGTAACAATAATATTACCAGCCTGGTTAGTTGACGTGTATTTCTCCTCTAAGTGGCGGTAAACGGACTCTCTTTCTTCTTCACTTGGAATACCATTATTCATACTAAAGATGGCCCCTGAGTGGTAACCGTTCTGTAGGTTACGCAAATGGTAATTCTTAATTTCTACGTCAATCTCAGCGGCGTAACGTGCACCTATCCAACTGTTAACAGGGTAATAAAACTGAGACGGCTGGTATGTTTTATAGTAATACACCTGAGAAGGGGTATCCGTATTAAGGTCAAACGTTGGTAAATAAACGGGTTTATATTTTCTTACGTTAGTCCAATCACTACTAAAGTAAAAACCCTTTACCCTGTCGTATTCGTCCGCTTTACCCGTCCTTATTTTACTTATATCCATATGGTAAAACTCACTAATACCCTCTCCGTCTCTGCGGAGTAGGGTATTAAGAGTTAGACCGTTGTGTATCACAAAGTCAGTAGCAACTTTCTTATAAACGTCGTATACCGTTTCTGTGCTGTTAGCCATATAACGGTCAGCCGTAATACCGTCCAACAATAGGTCTTTACCGATTACCCCGTCTATTACACTATTAAGTGCACTACGTAAAATACTACTGTAGTTGTATAGGTCAATGGAATGGTTAGGCCAAAGGTTATCTGACCCCCAAAATATCCAATCTCGGTTGTTTTTTACCTCCTCAAACGTTGGAAGGTTTGCCTCGTTAAACTGTATTGCTTTTAAGTCTATACTACTCATATACTACTAAATATAATTTTTAGTTTAATTTCATTAATATTAAATACTACTTAATCCGTTTTCTTCAATTAAGTATACTCTTGTGCCGTCATACCAACCTGTATAAAAAGACCAAGAATTATTACTTGGTGAGATACTGCCACCCTTAGCAAGAACGTTACCACCAACACCGTTAATAGTCCCACCCGTTACTGAGAATGTAGTATTGTATATAGCAAATAAAAACTTTTGCCCCTCTCTTAAGTTAATAAAGTTTGGTGCGGTATTACCCGTTAAAGTAAACTCAAACATCTCACCTAAGGAACCATCTACGTCAACTATACCCGATACGTTACCGGCATTTATTACACGACCCGAACGTGGCCCGTAGTTGTGTAAAGCACCTACGTAAACTGTATTTTCATAGTCTACTGGTTGTGTATTATCCCAAACACCGATAACAGTTGCTTTGTTTCTTGACCCCGTAATATCTTTACTCTCAGTATTAATAAGCATGTTGTGGTCACCTGTTGCAGATATAGTCCCACCGTTTGCGTTTAACGCAACAACCCTTGAACCACCGTGTGTGATTTCAGTGCCATACGTGTTAATAAGCATTTTCTGGTAGTTGCCACCGATACCGGCTCCGTTAATACCACCACCCCAGCCGTTAATAATTGCTGAGATTTGTGTTTGTGAAGAGTTACTATCGTCAATACTAACACTATCACTATTAATAATAATACTGTTGTGTTGGTTAGGTCTTAGTGTTGACGACTTTGAGTTAAGAATACTCATTACCTCCGCAGAGTTGGTAACAGGTTCAATAGTAGGTGACTTTGACGCAATCATACTCATTGTGTTAGACCCCTGTAGGTGTGACGAAAAGTTTCTTGTAGCGGCAATAAACGTTTCTGTTGCCTGTTCTAAGTTACCGTTACCTGATGCTAAAGTTACCATTTTATAACCACCACCGGCAAAAGTGCCATGAGTTACCGACTCTGAGGCGGCAACTAAGTTGTAATAAGACCCGTTACCTATTTGGTTGTTGTTACCTCCAATAAGTGCATTATGCTCACCACCTTGGATTTGTGAACTGGTAGAGTTAGTAATTAACTGGTAGTTACTACTCGTAGATACACCACCCTTAGAGCCAATAATAGTGTTATATTGCCCCCCGTTAATAGTTGGTTGGTCACTATCATTATTTTGCTCTGAGCCAATAATGGTATTCATTTGCCCTGAGGAGATGTTAGCGCCCCTTGACGAGATAACCGCTGCGTTGTTTATACCACCTACTCTAATGTGAGTTTGTGGTGATGAAGACCCACACGCAATAATAGCGTAGGTTTGGTCTGTTGATGTTATGGTATATGTGCCCCCTGAATGGTTGGAGAATAAGGAACCATACGTCCTCTTTGATGTTGTTGTGTTACCTGAGTTAACGACCGCAACCAATTCATTTAGGTTCCAAATCTCATTTGCCACAGGCAAAGCACTTATTTTAACGTTAGCCATATTATTTAATTTTGCTCTGTTCTAATCGGGTCGTTACCCTCTGTTGTTATCGTATCCTCACCTTCAGTTAATAAATTAAATTCTATTACCTGAGACGGAGATGGCGTTATAGTTGGTGTAGGTGTAGGTGTCCCTGTTTGTGTAGGGGTTATAGTTTGTGTAGGAGTTAATGTAGGTGTTGCCGTTTGTGTAGGGGTTATAGTTTGTGTTGGAGTTATAGTTTGTGTAGGGGTTACCGTTGACGTTGGTGTAGGTGTAGGTGTTTGAGTGCCCGTTGGTGTTAATGTAGGAGTTAATGTAGGTGTTGCTGTTTGTGTAGGTGTTATAGTTGGTGTTGGTGTTACCGACGCTGTTGGTGTAGGTGTTGGTGTTGGTGGTATACACGTAAATACATACGTTAATGTAGAGTCACCGTTTAACTGTGCTACATATACGTCGTTACCGTCGTTATACCCGTAGTAGTTAGTATTGTTATCTAATACCCTTTCACACCTCTCAATACTGTAGTTTACAGGGCCAACTGCACCCCACCATAAAGCCTGTAAACTATCAAAGAAGTATAACGTTTTATTAGCAACACCTGGTTCATAACCGGCACCCTGTAAAGCCCTACATACGTCACTTATACTATTACCAGTAACCCCGTTCTGTCTCTCAGTGTATTCTGGTGAGGTATTACCCGATATAGTAGCAATCTGTGAGTTACGTGGCACATTTACGTCAACAGTCCATGCTGTAGTGCCACTTTCAGTAGTCCCATCTGTATTGTGTTTTATATAGTCAACTGACCACAACGGAGGTATAAAACCTGGTCTAAAGTTATAGTAGGTATAACCACTGAATTTATCTTGACCCGGGTATGCTGCTGTCTCAAAGCCGTAACCTTTACTAACTACATCGTCGTAGTCCATATACATCTTAAACCCGTTCCACGTGGAACCAGTAGTAATCTCTTTGTAGTATATGTCAGTTGTTGCCCTTTGGTAAGAAGCACATTCAGTTTCACCCGATAAAATAGTTGGTAATACCTCAGTTACCCCTGTCTCTAAATCTTGTATGTAAATATCAGGGTATGCGTATTTCCAGGTCTCAGTAAATGCGTCAGCGTTAGGTAAATCCATTTGGTAAGATACCATTATTCTCTCCTCGTTAATACCGTCAGCGTAGTAAATAAAGTTAGCATTATTCTCGTTACCCGCAGTGTATAAGTCAAATGGGCTCGGTATAGTATCGTCCTCTACATACGCTTTACCCTCCTCCAACTTATCAAACGCATATTGTGGGTTAGTTGACCCCGTGTTAAAAGTTTCGTATATAC